TGAACCGTACCGGGTTTGTCGGAGACCACTTTTCTTGAGAGAATGTCCCGATGAAAAAAGTAAAATACACCCCTGAAATCAGAGATAGAGCGGTTCAATTATTGATTGAATCTGAAAAAGATTATCCTTCTACTTGGGCTGCAATCACCGCTATTGCTCCCAAGATAGGTTGTACTCCTGAAACTCTACGTGTTTGGTATCAAAAATATTTAGATAAACAAAACCCAATTAAAGTACAGCAACTTTCAGATCAAGAACGTATTAAACAACTCGAACGTGAAAATAAAGAACTGCAACGTGCTAACGAAATTCTACGTAAAGCAGCCGCTTTTTTCGCCCAGGCGGAGCTCGACCGCCCACACAAATAATGGTGGATTTTATCCATAACAATAAGGCGTTATATGGTGTTGAGGCGATTTGTAGAATTTTACCGATTGCAGCTTCGACCTATTATCGGGCTTTAGATCTCGTTGATAACCCAGAACATCGAGCGAAACGTGCTCTGCATGATTTACATCATGCAGAGCAAATCAAACGTATTTGGAAAGAAAGTTTAGGTCGATATGGTGTGCGTAAGGTCTGGCAACAATTGAAACGTGAAGGTTATGTTATCGCACGTTGTACAGTTGCTCGATTGATGCAGAAGCTAGGTATACAAGGTGTTTGGCGTGGTAAGAATAAACAAACCACCCGTAGCCGAGATGATCAAAAACGAGCAGATGACTTAGTAAAACGCAATTTTAATGCAGATCATCCTGACCAGCTGTGGGTCGCTGACTTCACGTATATTCAAACTCATTCAGGCTGGGTCTATACCGCCTTTATTATTGATGTGTTCTCGCGAGCAATTGTTGGATGGAAAGTATCAACACGTATGAATACAGATATGGTGCTCGATGCACTGGAGCAAGCATTGCATGATCGAGGCATGCCAAAGAACGTGATTCATCATAGTGACAGAGGCGTGCAATATCTTTCCATTCGTTATACCAATCGTTTAGAAGCAGCAAATTTACGAGCATCAGTCGGTACGACCGGTGATTCATACGATAATGCTTTGGCTGAAACGGTGAATGGCTTATACAAAACAGAGGTGATTGAATATTTAAAAGCGGATTGGCAAGGTTTAGCGGATGTACAACTTGCGACACTAAACTGGGTAGATTGGTTCAATAAAGAGCGTGTACACAGTGCACTGGGTTATGTATCACCTTTTGAGTTTGAAGCAATGTACTATGATAAGATTAACCCGTTAGGTCAGGTGGCCTAACTTAAATAAAAAAGTCTCCGACAAACCCGGTACGGTTCACAGTTCAGCAAATACAACAACAAGAAATTCAAAATAGAATTAATGGGGATCTACAGGTAGCTTTGAATGCAAAATCTTACACAGATTTTATGGTAACTATGAACAATACAAATCCAACAATATTTTCACGGTATTTCAGACAGTATCGTATTCACTGATTCAGGTGAAACACAGCAACAAATTAATGGAAAAACAATAAGAAATGGTGAATATCCAAAAGTACTAGGATCACCAGTATTGCTTAAACTTGATCCAAATAAAGCAAGTTTATTATATGGAATCAGTGATCCAATGCACTTAGATGACAATTTAAACAACTTTAGAGGTCTAAATAATCCTAATGCATGGAATGATTCAAACATACCAATTGGGGGTGTTGCATTTGGTAGAAATAATGTTCCATTTGCTTATTTATCGACGGCATTAGGACATGATTGCGTAGCTTATGGTGTTGCAAGTATTACAGGCGGTGCAGGCTCCTGTACAGGTAATCCCGATGTACCTTCTGATGGAGCTAATTATGGTTATTGCTCATTAGCCTATCGGTAAAGATACTCAAGCTCGTGGAAGAATCTCAAATGCGATGGGTCAAAACTGTATTTCTGAATCTCGATATACATCAACTGATGGGTATAACTGCTTTGCTGGTAAGGCATTACCAACACATCCTGACTATGGTACAGGTGAAGGAGAAGAAGGTGCTGCTGCAAGGGCGCATGGTTATGAATCAAAGGCATACGGTAACTTCGCTTTTGCTTATGGTAGCTTCTTAACAGCATACAATGGATGTCAGCTAATTGGTAAAGGTATGGTATCAAGTAAACGAGGTGTTGGTATTGGATACGGTGTAGATAGACCAACTATTTTTGCAAAAGAAGGTAATGGACAATTTGCTTGGGTTGGCTACAATACGGATGTTCCTCTATCTAAATATGATCACAGACTTGAGAAATCAGATACAGTAAGTTATACAATTGACGCTCAAGGCAGTGATTCAACTCTTGTTGCTTTTGAAGTCAAGGGTTTACTCGGTAATGGTACTTATGGAAGTCTGCATAATGTATTAGTTTCTCATACAAATTCAGGACAACCGTATGGAACTGTTCAATACAGACTAAACGGTCATGAATATCTAACTGTTGATCAATCACTTAAAGCAACGTTCACAGATGCAGTGGAAGTAGGAGGTGCAGGATTCCTTGTTGACGGTAAACGAGTTGTTGGTGGTCAATTAGAAGCTATTACTAATTTAGCAACGACAGCAACAGCGGTAGAAACCATCAATAAAGTGAATGAAATACTAACTGCATTACGTTCTCATGGATTGATAGCGACATAAGATGAAAACAGGCGATATTTACTTAACAGTTTTCTTATTTGCAATAGGCTTTGCTATTTACTTAGCAAAGTCTGTAGCGACTCAGAACTCAGATTCATGGTATGTGATTCGGTGCTAAAGCTATATTAAACGGCTTCACTAGCTTAACGGCAGGAGCAGTATTAATGTGGGCTTCAGTGCCAACTTTAGCGGTCGTTGGACTCGCTGCAATACTAGGAACTCTCGGTACAGAAGTCGTATGCAAATACTTTAAGAAACAACTCCATAAAAACATGAAAGATGTAAAACAAATCATCAAGGATGAAACTAAAAATGACCTATAAACTTGGTGCTAAAAGCTTAAAAACTTTAGAACGGTGTGCATCCTGATTTAGTCAAAATCGTTCACCGAGCGATAGAGCTAACTGAATGTGATTTTACAGTCATTGAAGGTTTGCGAACCAAAGCAAGACAAGCACAACTTTTGAAAGAAAAGAAAACAACAACCATGAACAGTCGTCATTTAACAGGACATGCTGTGGACCTGGCTGCTTGGGTCATTGTCAACAAGCAAGGTACTATTTCTTGGGATTGGAAATACTACTACATCATAGAAAAAGCCATGAAACAGGCTTCAAAAGAACTTGAGATACCGATTGAATGGCGGTGGTGATTGGAAGAATTTTAAAGACGCTCCGCATTGGCAACTACCATTCAAACAGTATCCAAAATAACAACTTAGCCTCTACTTTAACGAGTTGAGGCTTTTTTATTTACTTAGGTATAACAATAATTTTATCTAAAGTTTCATCAGAAATAGGGTTTTCTGTGTCATAAGAACAGTCATCAACAGGATGTTCATAATTGTCAGGATTTTCATTAAACAAACCAACATCTGAATTTGTTACATCGAAACTTCCGACACTCACATGATTAGTGACTGTACCACTACCTTCAACTTCCGCAGTAATGTTAATAGCAACAATAACCCGATCTTCATCGTAAACAGGGGCTACAGAAACTTCTTCTATTGGAACGGATTCACCACTTTCAAACTCAATTACATCAGGCAACGTGATAGTTTTTTCACTATCATTTAAAGTTGAAACAGACATGACCATGACCTCTTAAAAAGGGGATTCATATCAATAGCATAAATATCATTTAATGCAAGAAATAATCAAAAATTTTAAACAGCCGTTACGATTTAATTTAACAATCGAAGGGCTTCACATATTGTACAAAATATTGTACAATAAATTCATGTAAATAATCGGTGATTATTTATAACGAAAACATGAATAGAAGTCAGGGACTATCTTTTCTATTGGAGTCATAGCGAAAATCAGGGATTTTTGCTTTATGGCAATTACGATGGTCGGTGACTAAACGTAATGGATGAATAATATGCAAATATTTACTTACTCAGATGTTCGTCAAAATCTAAAATCTGTTTTAGATAAAGTTATTGATGATTCAGATGTAGCAGTCATTACAAGAAAAGAAGGTCAACATGCCGTTGTGATGGGTCAAGACTATTACAACAGCGTAATGGAAACATTACACCTTATGTCTTCTCCAAGTAACGCAGCTCATTTGGCTAAATCAATTGCAGAGTTACGAGCATCTAAAGCAATCGAAAGAGAACTTTTAGATGAAACGGAAGACTAGTTTTACGCCTTCAGCTTGGGATGATTATGTCTATTGGCAAACTCAAGACAAGAAAACATTAAAGCGAGTTAATGCTTTGATTAAAGAATGCCTGAGAACCCCATTTGAAGGTATTGGAAAACCTGAACCATTACTCGGTGATTTATCAGGGTTTTGGAGTAGACGGATAGATGAGAAAAATAGACTAGTCTATGAAGTAACAGACGCAGCGATAACAGTAGTTTCTTGCCGTTATCACTACGAATGAAGTAGAAGCTCTTACCTTAAACAGTAGGGGCTTTTTTTAAATAGGATATCTCATAACTTTTGTGTTAATCAGTCCATTCTAATCAAGATTTTTTAACAACTCAGAATAGTGATACCATTTTTCTTTAAGCTCTAAATATTCATCTTCTGAAATTAGACTTAAATAATTTGCAAAATCAGCTTGGATTTGAATTTCTCTCAATGCATCAAAAATGTATTTAGGATTACTTCCTCTATCAATTTGTGAACGTATTCCTGACAAACTGCCCAAAAGGTATGTATGAGCCTTGTCCTTTAATATTTTGTTATTCATAACGCTATTCCTTTGTTTTAATGATACGAATATAACAATAATCAGCATAAAATTACATATTTAAGGAAGTCGTATTGCCACTGTTACGACAATATTTGGCGTATTAAATTTCTAAATCGCTTAGGCTAAATGCAGGAAATTATATAAAAGTTGACTATACTACATAGTAGTATAGAATAATACTACAAAGCAGTAATGATTTTTTAAATGTTAACTATTTGTGAAACAATTTTCTTTACTACTGCATACCCTAAATATTGGACAAAACAACAATATAACGAGTTTAAAATCTATTTAGCTGATAATCCTGAAGCGGGTGAAGTTGAGCCTAATGCAGGCGGTATCCGTAAAATCAGGTGGGGTGGTAAAGGTAAACAAGGCGGTACAAGAGTTATTTACTATAATCGTTTAGCCAATGGTGAAATTTGGTTACTGACTTTATATAGTAAAGATACGATTAAGCAGATTGACAAGAATACGCTCAAGAAATTGGCGGAGGCACTAAATGACTCGTTTAATGACTGATAAAGAACTCGAAGCTTATGAAGCAAGCAGAGATTTAGGTGCTGAAATACTGCAAGGTATTGCAGATATGAAAGCGAATAATGCGGCTCATAGAACTGTGATTACTGAAACAGACGTGGCTTTAGCTCGTAGAAAAGCAAAACTGACACAAGAGCAATTTGCAGAGATCCTAGGAACATCAAAACGTACTCTTGAATCTTGGGAACAAGGCGTAAGAAGACCATCTAAAGCTGCTCAATCATTGATTAAGCTATTTATTATTGATCCTGAATTTGTACGTGAAAACTTAGCCTAAAATACAATAATTCGATACTCGAAACCCTATCTGTCAAGATGGGGTTTTTTTAAGCATATTTTTACAAAACACAACATTGAGTAAATGGCACACTTGAAACGATTGGCAAAAAATATCACAATGTTTGTCAAGGCATTAAAAAAGCCGTAATTACTAGAATTGCAGACTTATATAAGTAATTGATAAAAATATATTTAATAAATTTGATTTCGCATAATAGTCATTATGTTAAATCCGATACTTTGTTAGTGTTGTGTAACTATCCTACGTCAAATGACAGATGTAATGTCATTAATTAATACTCAAAAAAGTTTAATGAAATATAATAATTTTATTTTTTAGATACAAATATGAGAAATGCTTACAAACCAGACTTTATGCTAATTAAACTTAATAAAGATTTTACCAACTTCCACACTGAAGGTCTTAATAGAGCTTTATTTTGTGTTCTAATTCATGAGTGGCTTCACTATTTCCACAATGTTTCCACAAATTTTGGTATGACAACTTTTTTATCAACCGCATCCCTTTGGACATATTTTCACAATTCAAATATTAATGGAAAAACTATTGATCACACCGAATACAATCAAGATATCGACATACATAAATCGATATTAGCCCACTCAAGAACAAATATGAATAATGGATGTGATTTAAGGAATATAAATAAGCGGGATTTTAATACATTAGAAATATTTAATGCTAAGTTAAAATCTACACAATATGCCAATGTAACTTTACATACATACATTTGCCAAATTAGAATCAAAGATCAGCCTGAATACACTCAAACAATAGAAATTGGTGCATTGGAGATTTTTGAAAATTTAGCATATCTACTAGAAAAAAAACTCTTTGAAGATTTGCAACCATTAGACACCAGCGATTCTAAATTCGATTCCTTTAGTGAGCCACCTATTGTTCCTTATCGAATGATCGAATTATTACTGAAGTACTTCGAGCTTAATCTCAGTAATGATGATTGTATTCGTATGATGATTACCTTACTCATTGCAGTCGATTCCTTTACGCATTTAGAAATACTTATACATCAAATCAAGACTTATCAATCAAAAGGAAAAAGTGCTGAAACATGCTTAATTGAATTTACAGAAAATAATTTAAAGCAAAGTAATCTCATCGAAACATTAAATTTAAGTGAAAAATGGATAGAACAGTATTTCCCAGTCGATGACACTATTGGGCTATCAGTCAAGTCTGTATTTAATATCATTAAAACAAATCTAGAAATCAGATATAGCAACCCGTTTGTGGAATTTGAGATCTTAAATCAATTAAAGGAAAATCCTAACAACTATCTTGATGTATTAAACAAGTACAGCTCATGTGCAATGATGGTTCCACTAGCTACTAATGAAATCATAGATCAATCGGTTAATAGGGAATTAATAATCTTGGGCGAAGCTGTGCATTTAGAAAATTGGCAACAATTTCATGCTGCACTGCACTTCCTCTTACTTCATATTAAAAAAGATGGTGGACTTATGGATACATCCGAAATATCCAATATATGTTGCCCTTTTTACGAAATATGCCCCGTAAAACCCAAAGTTGATAACAATGATATATGCAGAAATAGACCATGGGAAAACTATGATACCAATAATCCAACATCAGATACGTGCTGGTATGGTGCTGGTGTAAGACAAACCATTTACTCACCGAATCAATAAATGATTGATTGATATCTTAATTGTTTGACGTTTATGAGATATCACATCAAATGACACATAAGTTGTCATTTGGTGAGATTCTTGAACATTTTACAAAGCCAAAAAATTGATAGGTCTTTATATAAGTCTATATATTACGGTGTATTACACCGTAGTTTTCAAAAATATAATTTAAATTTTGGATCTATTTATTTTTAAAAATGAGGTGAAAATGACAACTCATGTGTCGTTTTATGTCCTAAAAATCCTCTGATTTTTGCTCCCTCTTTTTTTCTTCAAGTGCAGCATTACGTTTTTTGCCTTCCAATAACACTTCCTGAAAACCAATATCCAGTTTGTTTAGAATATCCGATGGTATTTTTTCATCATATAAATGAACTGGTGTAGTTCTTTCATAATCAGGATAATTTGTATTATCTAAATATATTTCAGTGTCAGAATTTAAATCTGAATTTTTGGAAGGAATATAAAAGTTACCGATTCTGCTAACTACAGTTTCAATACTCCAATACAGTTGAGAAAATTCAACAGGTGTGATTTGGAATAAATACATAATCACGTGTAGATTATTCAAGGATGCAGACAATATTCTATTTTCAATTTTATTATAAGTCGATTTTGACATACCAATACTTAATGCCATTACTTCCTGAGTATACCCCGATAATTTTCTAAGTTTATACAGCACATAAGAATATAAATGTTCAGGTGTAGCTATTATATAAGGTAAATCATGAATATCTTGAATCATTTGTTTTTTTCTAATTTTAGCGGATTCTTTAGGATCATCACTAAATTTTATACTCAGCAAAAATAATCTCAAACTTTCTTTGCTTATGCTGATAGGGCTAAAACTTCCTAAAAATTGTTTGCCTTCCTTATCGGCAAATACACTTCCATTGTCTAGGTCATAGTAAAGACCTGTTTCCTTATCAAGTTTCATTATTCCACACACCATTACATAACTATTAGTAGCATTATAGCATAATTAAAAACCTATAATTATATAAAAATCTCTAATTAGGAGTGTACAAGTTTATTTTTAGGCGTTATATTCTGCTTAGTCACTTGCAAGGACGTTCCCTATATCCCCCCAAAAGGAAAAAATATGACCGACTTAACAACTCCAACAACTGAACAGATTGAAAATGCTACTCCAATTGTAATCGCTCCAACAATTGCAGATAGCTATGCAGATGTGCGTGAAGAATTGACAGCCATCTTTAACGAAATTTGGACAATTTCTGTAAAATGTATTTATATTGCTGAAGCCTATCGAACGGTATTTATCTTGTGGTTATTTCTCACTTATTTGAAAGATCACTTACGTTATGCACCTTTACTTGTGATAGATGCACCTGATCGTGGCTGCGGAAAAACCACACTGCAACAATTTTTAATTGTGATGAGTGGGCGAGAACCAGATTATCGTTATACCGATTTTACTAAAGCTGGTTTAAAGCAGCTCGATAATAGCGAAATTCTTTTTCTCGATGAAATGGATAGTATTTCCACTGCTTCTCTGCGTCAGATTACGACCTTTTTAAATACGAGCTTTGAATCAAGTGGTGCAAAATCCATTAATGCCCGATCAAGCGAATCTACTTACGGATTTCGTTGTCTTTCAGGTATCAATGTACTTGCAAAATTAGAACCATCAACACAAAGCCGTAGTATTCGTATTCCTTTAAGACGCACACCTAGTAATAAAAAACTTGAAATGCGATTTGAAGAATTGCCACTTGATCATTTAATTGCTGAAGCTGAAGTTCTAAAAAATACGTTAGAGAAGTACAGTACAAAATTGCAGTACTATTTTTCATGCGTTGACTATCCACAAAAGGCAGTACTAATAGGGCGTGAAGGTGATGTGTGGCGTAATATGTTCGACCTTGCTTCCTTAATTGATGAAAAATATGTAAGACATTTAATGACTTGTATCAATAATCAAGATTTTTATGATCAAGATTTTGACTTTCCAGATGTGCAGTACTATGTAAATGTGCGACAGTACAATGCACCCATTGAGCCAGAATTTTATGATGGTACAGATGATGATAGTACTGATTACAGTACAAAAGATCTCTTGGCAGGGGTCAAAGCAGTACTAAGTATTTATGCTGAAAAGTCAAATATTGGTATACAAACGAAAGAATTATTCCGCTTAATCTCGATCTTAAAAATCAAGGATGCACCCATCACACAACGATCTTTAGGGCGTTATTTGACAAGCTTAGGGTTCAAGAATGATAAAAATGTGGACAAGAATAGTGGCTACCGTTTTGATCAAACTTATGAAACACTCAGTACAAAATATCCAAAAGCAATTGATGATGAACTTTGTACTGTATACATGGAATTACTACTGCCTCATTTATAATAGTACTGCCCTAGAGATTGATCACCTTTAGGGCTGATCTTTGTGACAACCTAAGACTCTAACCTATTGTCATAAATCGGAAAATATTGCATTGTTTACTGATACCCATAACTAAAGTAACAATATATGAATGATGAAAATGAAATTTCAAAAAATCAGAAAGATAGCGGATTAGAAAACTATAATCCAGAAACTCACTATATCGAGAAAAAAACTACTTATTGGAAATTCGTAGGGTTTGAATTTTTAGTTTTTATTTGTATTAGTTCAGGTGCATTCATTTCGACGTATTTGGGAACAAATCTTTTCTCAAATGAAAAAAAGTTAGAAAATCTCATTTTACTGTATACCGAATTTTTTAGTGCAGAAAGTATCGCATTAACTATTCTTGGTATATTTTCCATTGTAGGGCTTTTAACAGCATTGAATATGATGGCAACTGATTCTCAACTTGATTTAAAATCTTTATTTAAAAGGCTTATATTTTCATGCATTGATTTCGTTTATCTTATGATTTCGACAATGCTTGGCTTTAGTTGTGCAGCTCTATGTTTTGCAATGAACCAAGAAATTTCACCAGATATTATTCATTTAAAAAAAGCTTTGAGCGTACTTATCATTACACTGATTGGACTTGCAATAATGTATGTACCTACATTTATGGTACTTCCACATCAAGGAAAAATTTCTGATTTAAAAAATAAAGTAATAAATCCCCTAGTGATTGGTCACTAGAGGATTCTGTTTATTCTTCTTTGACTGATACCATATTCAATTTTTGATTTGCAATTTCAGAATATTTTTCAGGTGACAAAACTGCTTCGGCTTTTGATCTCAGAACCTCTCGAATATAGTCAGTAAGCGTGGTTGCTGTTGTACTATCATCGCCCTTAAAAGCTTCCTCAATTAACCTAAATTCTTCGACAAATAGTGGAACATTAATCGCTGTCCCAACATAAAATGGTTTTCGATCTCTGCTGTTTAAATTATTCTCAAAATAAACGGACTTACTTCGACCATTTTTAGGTTGGCGTTCAGGCTGTATATCGGACTTAGAACTTTTTAAAACTTCAGCACGAATGCGTTCACGATCTTTAATTTGATTACTTTTTTTAGGTTTACTGACTGATTCAGCAACCACTTCACCTGATCCTGCACTGTTAATGAATGCATCTACGTTTGGACTTTCTTCAGTGTCAAAGCCAATGTTAAATGGTCTTTTAGCCATTAGATAATCTCCACAAGAAAGTCATTAAATTCATCTTTGGCTTTTGAGCTATTCATTTCCAATACACTCAATCCGTCAATCATTGCATCACGGAATTGCTTACGGTCACGGATAATAGTTTTTAAAGTCTTAACGGATTTGATTGTATTTAGAAGCTCATGAGCTGCTTCAACTTCTGTTGATTTTGAATTAGATGGGGCTTTGTTCAGAACAACAAAAGTTTCAAGTTTTGGATTATTTTGTTTAGCGATAGCAACCAACTTTAATACAAATGGTAATACTTCAATATCGGTTTGACTTGGTTGGGTTGGGATAACTAATTTGTCTGCAACAACAAGAGCCGAACGGAACTCGACTCCATCCTTTCCTGCAACGTCCACAATGACATAATCATAAGTTTCATTTAGCTTTAATAATTCTTCTTTCAAATTGTCTTTAAGATGTACCGTATCAATCTTATCTTCTCTACGGCTGTTCCAACGGAATGAAGATTGTTGATCATCACCATCTACTAATATCGTTTTACCCTTTTTACTGAGAGCTACAGCTAGGTTCGTTGCAAGTGTTGTCTTGCCTACCCCACCTTTTTGATTTGCTACTACAAATATACTCATTTATAACTCTAATTTTCGTTGAATTTATACAACGATAATAACAATTATAATTTATATGATCCAGCTAAATAAGTGTTTAATTTGTAAAAAGTAAAGGTTAAAATGGACGGAAAACTAGAGGTTGATTCATGTCAGATAAAAATGAGATTGTTAATAACTTAGCAGGGGCTTTAGTAGCAATCTTTGTAGGTTGTCTTGTTGTCATCTGTATTATTGTAAATCTTCCAAATACAAAAGAGTTAGATGGAGCACTAATTGCAAATGTATTGGTAGGCGGTGTTACTTTATTTGCACCAATCGCAGCATACTATTTATTAAATGATTGGAAAGAACAATACAATATAAGCTTAGAAAAAGATGATCTAAAATCTTTTAAAATACAGTTAAAAAAATTAAGGGAAAATATTGACTACTATGAAGTTCATTATAGAGGAGTTCATTCCCTCTTAATTCCAATTAATGAAAATGATAATCCACATAATATAAATAGTTTTTCAGAGCTTATTAGTGACTATGATCTTGTTGTTAAAGAAATTCAAAAAAAAAGAAGAGAACTTTCTTTTATTGCAATAAGTTATGAGCAAGACCTTAAGTACTATATGAAAATAACTCCTGATTTTGTATTAGAGACTGAATTTGAGAAAATTAATTGTTTCGTTGAGGAAATAGATAAATTTTTTGAATATATTAAAGATAATGATTTAAAAAGCTTCTTCTTAACCTATGATGAATTTAGCAATAGCTATGATTTTTTAAATGAAATGTTAGAAAATCAAATGATAGATCTAGACCAAAAATTAAGAGTATAAAGTTCCCATTCCATAGAAATAGTGGAAAATCTATACGCCTAATTTTAGTGAAAAATTTAAATATATAATCATTGATGTAGCAGAACGACATTCAAAAGAGATGGTGTGGAATGGATTTTTTTAGAATTTTTAAAAGACTTGATATAAGGCTATCTATTGAAATTTGGCTACTATCTAGCACCATCTACTATGCCCTATATATTTACCTAGTAGAATTTTATTCTGACTTTTGTAAAAGTATGCCTTCCTATTGTGTTGAATTTCTGCCTTATGGAGATTTCCTTGCAGCCTACATTGCAATAGTGGGATTATATTTCGTTATAACGTCTTTAGATGCATGGAAAAATCAGTATAAATTTGAAGAAGCAGTTAAAACAATTGAGCAATTTGACCAACAACTACCAATCCTTCAGTTAATAGTGTCAAAGATTTATCAGCTTGTACATGAGTGTGAATCTAATAATTACTATGACATGTTTGGTGCAGAAAAAAACTTTCAAGATATGCTAAAAATGCAAAGAATCTACGAGCGACTTGGTGAACTACAAGACTATATTCGAAATAATAAGAACAACTTACATCAAAATCTATTTGAATCAAATATCACTGATTTTGAAGAAGCCATAAATGAAGCATTGCAATGTGTACAAGACGCCCATTTATCAGAACCGAACTATGGAGACAATGAGGAACATAATTTAGAGACAAGAAAGAAAAAAGTAGAAAAGGTAAAAAAAGGGCTAACTCAACTTAAACTACGAAACGAAAAATTCGTATCAAATTATAATAATTTAAAGTCTAAATTTGAATTAAATTAAAAGCACCCTGCTCCATTGCGGAAACAGGGTAGGAAAATAAACTATTTAAAATTGTTTTCGTGGATGCGTTTAACACCTAATGACTGAAGCAGTACGAGCTTTAAAAGTGTAGTTTGATGTGTTGGTGTCAACTTAACTTCAATGAGCTGTAACGTCATTAGGAATGCAAATAGAGCGTATGTGGTAATCAACAAAGGAAGCATTAAAATTTTCCAAAGTGATCGTTTATATCGTGCATGTTTTCTGTGTTGCTTCCATAAAAGTCGTCTTGATCAAAGTCTATATCATAGTCATCGGATACTTCTTCAAACTTCAAATAATTGAAGGCGATATGTGCATCTGCGTTGAAAGCCGTTAATAAATTAGGTTGGTAGTCTTGTTTGATTTCTTGTAAATGTTCGTATAGTTCGTCACAATCTTCTGCTTCTTCAACATTACGTCCGTTATATAAGCCTGTATTTAAAATTTTAGAATTTACGATTTTGTTGTATGCATTTTTTGTTAGTTTTCTCATTCCTAGTTCCAGTTAATCTTAAAGGGGCTTGTTTCATCCCCTCGCCTTTTATTTCTTTGTATTATTGAAAATCTTCTACATTTAATTCGATTTTCATTTGTCTAGCCATTGCAGCTAAACCTTTGTATGTGATACGGATTTGTGGTTGGTGTGTTGTTACTTTCTCAACTAAATAACCATTCATGTTTTGGTAGTAGCCGATAGAGTCACGGTCATAACGGTCTTTATTAATCCATTTTTTATCGTACATCCATTGCTTCATTTCTTTTAACTTGATACCGCCTAAATATTTGTAAGCATCTGAGAAACACATTGAGCCTTTCTTCCCTGCTATCAACTCATACGCATCTACTGTAGGTTGCATGACTTCAATTGCTTGAGTTGCTTCAACTAATTTAGTTTCAACAGCTTGTTTAGCTGTAGCTTCTTCAATCCACTTTTTAGCACGTTCAATTGGATCTTCGATCATGTATGAAGGCTTAACCATTTCAAGAACTTGAGTTTCTAATTCATTCCATCTTTTGATGATTGCCATTCTGAGCTGTACGTTATATCCAGATACCAAACACATTGATAAATCTTTGTTCAATAAAATTTCTGCTGTCATATTGTTGGAAGCTAGAATCACCTGATAATCATTAGGATTCAAATTTGAATCCTGAAGTTGATCAAGCATTGTTCTAATATCACGTAAGATATTTGAATGATCTTTCCCTGTAACAATAGCAATTTCTTTTGAACTCATTGTCTGAACATTTGGGTTTGCAATGATTGAAACTGAAGTGTTGTTATATGCTGTAGCGTTGTTTGTATGTAATGTTAAATTTGACATTTATAATTTTTCCATAATTAAAATAATTTTATTCCGCTTATAATCCGATTGGATTGCAGAATTAATATTGAGTTGTGTATTGCTTATAGTCAGAAAGGTTTTTTAATATGGGCTGACTATGCCCCAACTTTTGTTTTTATTGTTTTCTTTATATTTAATATTATATACTTTAAAATAGAACTTGTCAATTTCCACAAAACATGATATTAAAATTCAATCACTCTCTTTAAAACCAACCCAAAATTTACCAATATAATTTTTAATCTGATTTTTATTCGGAGTATATACAAATATAAATAAAGATATTGCAAATGTAATAAAATAGCCAATAACTACAGACATGCCAGTAAAGTTATTATATTGATGATGGATATTAATTAAACATCCGATCATAATAAAAAACAAAGAAATTTTAAGTTTCATATTGATCCTATAACACTCTATTTACTATAAGTAATTAATTATCAGTTGAAAATCAAGTTAGATTATATAAAATAATAATCTAAAATTAAACCAATTCTAATTGAGCACCTTCTTGATGATCTACAGTTGCTTCAGCTTTAAAGTTTTCAAATTCATCATTCAACCACCTTTGTAGTAAAATACGCATTCTTGAACTTGGTACATAAATATTGATTTCATTTCCTTCACGGATCGCTGAACGCCATATCCATTGAACCATTTCTGATAAAGCAAAGATTTCCTCTTTAACTGGATATCCTTTCATTGCAGAAGCTTTAACTACCATTGGATTAGGGTAAAGATTCAACAAATAAGCTAAATTGAAACGGTCTTTATATTCATTCGTTGCCTTAGTGTTGAAAGCAAGCCATTCATCTTTATAACGTGTTCCTGCAATAGCTGAACTACCTTCTTTAAATGAAGTCCATAATCTATCCCCTTTCTTACCTTTAGCATGGTTACGGAAGTAGTTATCTAAATTCTTAGCAAGTTGTTCACATAATGCTTTCTTGTTTGTTCTAAATTGACTTGAGCTTAGAGCTGTATTTTTATCACCAATCGTATTTATATGCTTATTATCTGAAATATTAACAAGATGCTTGATCTGTGAAGGCTTGTTACCAAAACGAATCAATTCATAGTCAACACCATACGATTTTAAATATGCTGACATTTGAGAACCTTCAAACATATAAGTAGCAATCCACACTTCCTTAAATGCTTTCAAAGTATCAATACTTAATTCCCAAACAATGAGCTTTTGGTCAACATACAAGAGCTGCCCTAGATCACACATTGTTGCTAGGTTTTCATATTTAGTTCCTGTAGGATCACCACCATTGTCTCCAAAGTTTTCACGTTGAAAGCGTAAAGTAACTTGGTCATCGTCAATTTTAATCCATCCTAAACGGAAAAGAGCTTCTAACTCTTTAGCTGTATATTCTGAATACACATCATAAACTTGTATGGTTTCATCAATTACTAAAACATAATCTTTAGCATCATCCAACATAGTTGGTGTTAAGTTCATAAATAATTGATGTGTACTTACTACATTCTCTTTATTTTTAAGTAGGTATTGTAAGCTCTCAGCTTTATTACCGCCTTTATAGCTTGGATGCTTGAAACGTCTATCTCTTAATTGTGCATCCTGTTCATACTCATAATGAACACTAGTATCGTCCTCAGTCGTAATAAGTGGACGTTTAAGAGTATCGTCTACATCATACGTTGTTCCTGCAATACGGTGACATTCATCAAGTAATGGAGTGATATATAAAAAATTTTGTTCTTTTTCTGCTGTTCTAATTTCTTCTATTATACGAGTAGTTTTACCGCTACCCATCATTGCGTCATATACTTTAAACACGGTGCTTATTTTTCCTATTGGCACGTTTTATATTCCTTTTGTTCTAAAATTGTTGTCGAGACTGTTTCTCCCTCTTGAGACAGATTATACCGAACCAAGACAAACATTGTCAAGTATTTGTCTTAAAGGTGACACTTTTGTCTTAAAAACCTTATTTTGTCTGCTAAATTGTTGTTTCTATTTTAAATTTAAAACTGTGGATAAGTTAGACAACTCTTTGTCTTGAATAAAGTCAAGAATGGTACGGCTTTCGCTAGAATTCGATACTCAAATAACCCTTAATTCATATAGCTGTTTAAAGGATAGTAAGACAAAACCTTGTCTTGAGTTTATTATAAGTTAATGTTTTTAATAATAAAAAAAGAAGAACTCTTAAAACAAAAAATGATAATTCCAAGCACACATAACACGTACATACATCATACCTAAACGGTGATCAGCTCCACGCCCTCTGTTACTCTCATTCGATAGAAAAAGTGTACAGTCGGTTGGTTGCTAAACATGAATGTACTTCTGTTTCTACAGTGACTAGTAGTAGATTATGGTTTGCCAGTACAATCATGTTTAGCTCTATAAAAAATTAGACAATATATAAAAGATAAATATTTGTATAACTATATATAAATAAATGAGTTTTTATATTTTATTGTCTAATAAATCTGACATTTCTCTACTATTTTTAGATTTTGTTAATAACAAATTATAAAATAAAGGACATCTTTAATAATCCAAAAAACACATATAAACATTGCCTAGACAAAACCTTGTCTTGAGATTTTAGAGTTTGCTATAAAATAGTCTATTTTATATGGCTTAAATGTATGAAAAATATATTTATCTTAAAAGAAAAAGTTATAAAAAAATATTAATAAATGATCTTTAAAACGATATATCGAACTCCTTAACAGTCGTTCTCATATCTATTTATTATTTATAAAAAGTAAAAAATCTTCTCATTCCTCATACTCCCCTATAGGGTCGTAATCGTCATTTCTTCTCTTTATATAAATTAGTTTTTATATGCTTTTAAATTTAATTTTTACTTAATCTTACCTATAACGAGCAAAGCTATATCTATGTCCTTATCGGACATAGACATACCCTTCCATCTAACAGTCAGTATTCAAGCTTTGATCTGTATCCGTACTCTTACAGGTACGTATCCAAATCCAACCATGAACTGACTGCCTTTCAATTTGTTTTTATTTAATACCATATCAATATAAAAATTTATTAAAGAATAAGTATTAGATAGTAAATATATAATTTATAAAGAAATATTAAGAATAGAGTTCAAAAAATCTATAAAGCCGAAGGCTTATAAAGATATAGAATATGTATGGAACTATCTAAAAAATAAAGATAAAATCAATATAATTTTTATTTTTTGATGACTATGAAAAAGATATTTTTTATTCTTTGTATTGTTTCGTCTTCGACTACTTTTGCTAATACATACTCAGATCCAGATTCTACTTCAAATAGTTGTAAATATTTTTCAGAATTGGCAAAATCCATTCAAACTTTAAGACAAAGAGGAATGAATGCTTCAGAAATTTCAGATAAAGTAATTCAAGCATTATCTGAGGTTAAAAATAATATTGAAAAACAAGCAGATGAAACTAATGATAACGAAAAAAAAGCTAAAATATTTGAAATTGCTGATCAATATACTAAAGCTTTGAAAGCTTATGGATTAGTTGCAGTACAGGAAGTATTTTTAGAGCCAATAAAACCGACTCAACAACTGAAAGATAAAGCCATTAAAGATTATACAAATGAACAGTATCTAGCTTGTCTTGAAAATGCTGTAGATAAATAATTCTAATGATATTGAATTATAAATAGCCTATGTAGAATACGACTGTATTACTAAAAGTTATAGTGATTGACAAAAATAAAAAAAATGGTAATATAAAATCTTATTTTTAATAACTTAAATTTATAGGTTGTTAAATCTATTCATATCCACAACAACAATCAAAATAATAAAATATACCTTTCAATAAAGAGAACCATGTACCACATTTATCAAATCTACCAATCTGAAGAACTCGTATTAACCACATACCATACAATCAATCCTAATTGCTCAGATACAACCAAACTAGACATTATCATTAACTCCCCTGCTACCTTAAATAGTATCGTTGACAGCTACTTCAAGCAACCTGATCAATTCAAAATCGTTACAGCTAAAACCAATCTCAATAATGCTTTAGAAGCTAATGAATACTTAGAATTTTTAAATAATAAACCTATTAATACAACTATAATTAAAACTATAAATAATTATAATAATATTTCTATTTTAAAAAAGAGATTCATTTAAAAGCTCATCAACTACAGTACAACAACATACAGAATTAAAGAAAAGACTGCATAGATCCCATGCGCTTTTTAACATGACTTCCAGATATAGATCTGAACAACTATATACCTACGCACGTACACGCACACACGCATTTTACAACAACAGATAACCAATCAACCAAAGGACAACAGATATGGCTTCAAGCCCAAAAGTAACCAAACAAGCCAGTGCAGAAGAGATTGAAGCTAGAGCTACTGCCCTTGCTCAACAAGAATCAAATGAAGCTTCAGCAGCGAAACGTAAAGCTAAAAAGACAACACTTCTATCAAGCCTAGACACTTCATCAACAGCACTTGGAACTAAAACCAATACAGGAACATAAGCCTTGAATGCACAACAAATAATCAAGCGTTTATCAGTTCTTAAATCAGAACGTCAGAAGCATGAGCAGACATGGAAGCAATGCTATAAATATTGCGCACCTGACCGTATGCCCTCTTTCAATGACATAACAGGCTCAAGCTTAGAGCAACAAAGAAAGAATGCTAGAGCTGAGTTATACGACAGCACGGCTGTAGATGGTATTCAACTGCTTACAAGTTCTATTATTAGTGGTGTAACTCCTGCATCAAGCAAATGGTTTAAAGCTGAACCAAGCGGAATTAATAAAGGATCTGAACTAAATGAAGGCGAACGATGGCTTGAAGAAGTAACAGATTGGATGCATAGAAATATTCACGCTTCAAACTATGACAGTGAAATAGCAGATGCAGTAACAGACTTACTTGTATGTGGACATACCATCCTTTACATAGATCAGAAAGAAAATGGTGGTTATGTATTTAATACATGGGACGTATCAAACTGCTTTATCAGCTCTACTCAAGCCAATGGATTAATAGACGTAATCTTTAAAGAATTTGAACTCACTGCTGAACAAATTGCATCAGAATATGGAATTGATAAAGTATCCGACAAAGTTAAGAATGCATTAGATAAGAACCCAGATCAAAAATTTACACTGATACACGCTATCTACCCTAGAAGCAAGGAACACGTTAAACGGATCTGAAGGTAAACGTGTAGCAACATCAATGCCTTTTGCTTCAACAACAATAGAAGCTCAATCCAAACATATTATAAAAGATTCAGGTTATGAATCCTTCCCTTGTGTTGTCGGTAGATTCAGAAAACTTCCAAACAGTAACTACGGTAGTGGTATGGCTTCACTTGTATTACCTGATGCAATTAGCTGTAATCAGATTATGAAGCTATCACTTCAAACTGCTGAACTTAATTTAGGTGGGTTATGGGTCGCTAATCATGGCGGTATAGTAAATCCTCACACACTTCGTATTAAGCCAAACGCTATTATTATGGCGAATCAAGTAGACAGTATCAAACGACTCGATACAGGATCAGCAACTGTAGGGCTAGGATTAGATTTCGTTGTCCATCTACAAAACAAAATTAGAAAAGCATTACTTAGTGATCAATTAACATCACCTTCACAAAGCCCACTTAGTGCAACAGAAGTTCAGGCTAGAGTAAGTTTATATAGACAGCAATTAGGAAGTATCTTCGGACGCTTGAATGCGGAACTAGCAACAGGAATCTTAAATAGAACTTGGGACATAGCAATGCGTTCAGGTGTACTTCCACAAGCGCCTGAAGAACTTATGCAAGCCAACAGTATCAGTTTTACATTTACCAATGGTATGAGTGCAGCAGCTAAATTAGAACACGTAACATCGATTCAAAACTTAATGATGAATGTGGCTCAAATGGCACAATTAGATCCTAATATTATGGATAACATTAACCTCGATCATGCAGTACAAGTATGTGGTGATGGCTTAGGTGTACCGTTAGACGTCCTTAGAACTGAAGAAGAAATTGCACAACTACGCCAAGCTAAACAAGAACAACAACAAGCCATTCAACAACAGCAACAAATGGCTCAAATTGGACAAACAGGACTTGATATAGCAAAAGATCAAGCGAAGAACATGATGCCTGAACAGATAGGACAATTACTTGAACAACAATAACTACTATTCAACATTTGCTCATGGTGTAGGTGAACAGGTACTCGATGATTTGATCAGTACCTATCACAACAAATTAGCCTTTGATGCAAGTAACCAATACCAAACAGCATTCAATCTAGGACAGCAAGACGTGATTAACTATATCTTAGCTCGTATGAAAGAAGCTGAACAAAAACAATAAGTAATATAGAAAAGAGAAAAGAATGACAGACAACTTAGAACAATCTATTGGTGATAATACAAGTATAGATACAACTAATAATACACTGTTAAATACGGTTAATAATACAACGATTAATAGTGATATTCCTGATAAATTTAAAGTAACAAGTGAAGATGGATCAATTGATTATCAAGCCACACTATCCAAAATGAATGATTCGTATGCGTATCTTGAAAAACGTGTCGGCACTTCTGACCTTCCTCCTAAGACTGAAGATGAATATTCAATTGAGCGTGAAGGTTTCGACTTTAACGAGTTCAAGAAAGATGAAAGTAATAACTCATTTCTTAAATCAGCACATGCTCAAGGTATAACAAACAAGCAATTAGATTTCCTCTTAACTGAATATGATAAGAGAGCTATTGACCTAGTATCCAATAACTCACAACTCGATACAGATACAGCAGTCAACACATTACAAACTGAATGGGGTAAAGACTATGAATCAAATATCTTCAATGCAGTGAAGGCAGCAAGATCAGCAGGATTAACAGAAGAACATTTCAATGATCCTAGTATTGGAAACAATGTAGCAGTGATTAAAGCACTTGCTTATTTTGGCTCACAACTACAAGAAGATCGAGCAACGAGTAATGGTGTACCAGTTAAGGAAGATATACAGACTTTATTAAGATCAGATGCATTACATGATCCACGCCATCCTGAACACAAAGCTACTAAAGAACGTATAGACGTTTATTACAACAGCCTTCGTAGATAAGAAGGCTCATGCGGATATAGCTTAATGGTAGAGTGGCAAGACTTCCGACTTTGCAGATACGGATTCGATTTCCGTTATCCGCTCCAGAATATAAATAGATCCCATTTGGCGAATGGATAAATCTTATAGCCATACCAAGTCCTTATGTAGAGATAAGAACGGTATTCAATTTATCAGCCCATACGGACAACTGAACAACACTAGCTCTACAATCACAATACATTCAAAATAAGTCTATAAATACAATAAAATATACAACTATAAATAGATTTATAAATAAACAATAAAATAAATAAATCTTATAATAATAAGGACATAATAACTATGGCAACTCCATACGATACAATTGATTCGATCTTCGTTAAGCAGTACAGTGACACGTTTGTAGCCATGCTTGGCAAGGTTGAAAGCACACTATTATCAACAGTAACGAATATCGGTTCAGTAACACGGTACTTCTTTTACAGCTAATGAAATCCTAAATACATTAGGTGAAGTACAAGCAGGTGTTGAACGCTTTGGTGCAACTCAATACTCAGACGTATCCTTTGCTTCTCGCATAGCAGTAATGAGTGATTATCCAAACTTTACACGTAATGCAATTCAAGACTTCTATAAACTCAAAGCAGATCCTTCAGATCGTCAACTTACCTACTTACGTCAGAAATGGAACAAACACGTTGATAAGGTCGTTTACAATGCCTTGTTAGGTACAGCTCAACGTAAAGTGACAGGTGCAGATACATATACACCAGTAGCACTTCCATCAACTCAAGTGTTAGGTGATGCAACAGCTCCAATTACAAAGCAACTGTTAATCGACATTAAAACGAAATTCCTAGAGAACGAAGTTGAAGAAGAAATTTATTTAACCTATAACGCTGCAATGCTTAATGCAATCTTAGCTGATAAAGAATTAACTTCAGCCGATTACCTAGCAGGACAAATGTTACAGCGTCGGTGAGCTAAATAATTTTTTAGGATTTAACTGGATTCATTGGGAAGGCATTAAATCAGCAGATGGTTTATCTGCAACTGGGGTCGCTTATACACGTCAATCTGTAGAAGTGGGTATGAATACAATCTCACCTTTAAAGATTGTTGAAGTCGAAACTCAAAACCGTTTTCACTCAATTGGTCATATTGAATCTATTGGTGCTATGCGTGTTTCAGAACAACGAGTAGTCGCATTTAAATTTAAAGTTTAATTGTATAAATACAACTATATTTGGATTTATAAATAGAACAATAAATAAAATTAAGCTCTCTATCTAGCAGGGTAGGGGGCTTCTTAAACATAATAAAAACAATAACTAAGGACGCTACAATTGACCACTAAAGTAGATATTTCTAACCAAGCTCTAAGTATGATTGGTGCAGATTCGATTACTTCATTTGAAGAAAACACATCAACAGCAAGACGTATGAAAACGCTCTACGATACATCAAGAAAGGCTGTACTTAGACTTCATCCATTTCATTGTGCTACCAAGCGCATCAAACTATCACCATTAAGCACATGTCCTGAATTTGGCTATGCTTACCAATTCCAATTACCCGATGACCTTGTAACAGTTATCAATGCCAACACTGAAGATTATGTGATTGAGAATGACAAGATCCTTTCAAACAACAATCAACTTCAACTCGTATATGTATTCGATTTAAAGAATGAAGAAAGATTCGACACACTATTTACTGAATGCTTAATCCTTTATCTCGCATCTAAAATCAGTAAAGCCATAACAGGCAATCAAGGCAATGCAGACAGTTTATACATGCAATGCCAGGAACTACTAAAACAAGCTAAAGCAATCCAAGCGCAGGAAGTACCAAGTCCTCAATTCTTTAAAGATTCGGACTATGCAATTATCAGAGGTCGCTACAATGGCTAAGATTTCGCTAATTCAAAATAACTTCACTTCAGGCGAACTTAGTCCACATATCTATATGCGTACTGATTTAGCTCAATATCGAAATGGTGCAAAAGAAGTTTTAAATATGCTTCCCATCATTGAAGGCGGAATTAAGAGAAGGGGAGGTACTCAAGTTCTTAAAGAAACAACGAACGCAATTAGAATCATTCCCTTTGTTTTAAGCCACACACAATCCTACATTCTTGTTTTTAAACCTTTACAGATCGACATACTTGATTTAAACGGTTCAACCATCAAATCATTGGCTACTCCATATTCAGCAACTGATATACCTGAAATAACCTACTATCAAAACAGATATAATCTTTATTTAGCACACGGTAATCATCCCTTATCATGGCTTAGATGTAGTACAGATTTAACCAATTGGGCTTATGACGTTATTAATTACAGCGTACCGCCACTAGAAGAAGTAGATACACCATTTGTTGCAATTAAATCATCAGAAACAGCAACAGGGAAAAAAGCGATAGTTACAGCATCACTTTATAATGAATATGACAACACTAAACGATATGAAAAAGATGACATAGTTTGGTACAGAATAGATCGAACAAAAAATTATTTTAAAGCAAAAAAAGTCACTCAAGGACATACACCAACATTAGGTAGTTCTATTGAAGGTGGTTTTGTAGATGATGAATATTGGGAAATAATACAAACAGAAAGCGTTACTGCATTTAATGAAGCAGATAAAGGAAAATTTATCTTCATCAATGAAGGTATTATCCGTATAGATGAATTTATCTCTACTAGTGAAGTGAGGGGCGAGATTCTTGTAAAACTCAAAGCCGATATTGAAGCAATTAGTAGAAGTTGGACATTAAAGGCTGACATATTTACAGCAGAGTTGGGCTATCCAAAATGCGTAACAATTTATCAACAGCGATTGGTATTAGGCGGGACAAAAACTTATCCGAACTATATATTTTTTAGCCGTGTCGGTGATGAAACAAACTTTCTTCCCACTACTACAGATGGTGACAGTTTCACAGTATCAGCAAGTTCAGACTTATTAACCAATGTTCTACACCTTTCCCAAAGCAGGGGAGTCGTCGTATTTAGTGGTGGATCTGAATTAGCCATCAATTCAACAAATGCACTTACTCCAACCAATGCAAATATCCTAGAACATACAAGCTATGGAATATCAGAAAACGTCAAACCAATAAAAGTAGGCTCAGAATTATTATTCGTACAGCGTGGCAGTACAAAACTTAGAACATTAGTTTATGACTACTCAGCCGATGGCTTAGTATCAAATGAACTTACAGTCTTGGCTTCACATATACCTGAAGATCATGGGGGCTTTAAAGAAATGTGCTATCAACAATCACCATCTCAATTGGTATGGATTGTTCTTCGGAGATGGCACATTAGCAACCTTAACCCTTAATCGAGAACAGTCAGTGACTTCATTTGCACGACATGACATAGGCGGTACAGTAATGAGTACGCTCTGCCTTCCAACAACAACAGGCGCAGATAAACTATTTTTTCTCGTCAACAGGAATGGGACAGTACAAATCGAGCAGTTAAAAGAGGATTTATTATTAGATTCAGTCAAAACATTAACTGTAGTTAAAGCAGGAAACGCTAAAACAGTAACTGATCCACTGATTAGCCAATTAGGGGACCAGGTATCTACTTACTACAAAGACGATGACAACCTATATGTAGTTCCAATCACTTCGAGAAATGGAAACACACTCACAATAGATGTAGCAGATGATGTAGATACTATTTATATAGGACGTAAATTCACATCGAGAGTCAGTTTATTTCCGCCTGAAGTACAAGGCAGTCCTGCAACAAGCAATCCTTCATTATTCAAAATTAACTATATCAACTTATATATGTATAGATCTATCAATCCTAAGATCAATGGACAGATAGTAGAAATGAAAGAATTTAACGAAAACTTGTTTAATCCACCTGAACCTGTAACAGGATCAAAGAGAATCGAAATGAACGGATGGAATACCTTCGATAACTTTAAGCTCATCATTGAGCAAGACGAACCATTACCGCTTCATATCACAGCTTTAGTACTAGAGCATAATTTCAATGACAGGTAGCTAGTTATAAGATTAGTGCGACAGCATTTAACGTACTTATATCGTTGTCTCTATTTTTCACATTAAACACAAGATATAGTGTTTGTAATTCCATTAAGACACAATAAGATTAGAGAATTAAAACATCGACCGAAATACACACTCTAAATGCCCTTAGATGATCCACAGATGATCCACATTTAATTTTTTCATCGTTCTTGGGTCGTTTCCACCTAAAAGGTAAAAAAACGGTCAAAATCGCAAATAAGTGCGATATTTGAAATATTATGTTTGACTTAACAGAAATGATCATGCATCATTATCGTGCTGAAATAATTTTGAGCAACACAAAAAGGCCCTAGACAAAAGTCTAGAGCCATTTTGGAAAACTTAGAATAACCTAAGCAACTTTATATAGTGGATAAAAGTAGTCAATATGGATAGCTAACTCCTACATCAGCTAGCCGACTTCTTAAATCTGGTATTTTATACTACAGGTATAACTATAATTACGCAAATAAAAAGTGTAACAGTGGTTTTACTTGAACGATGACTAACCAGTAAAGAAGGGACTATTTCCACTGTTTTTCAATGATTTGACAAACAAGGGGAGTAAAGCCCATGTCAACAACAGCAACACCCTCACCTTATAAGTTTCCACGTCGGAATACTTACCCAGCAGCCATTCTTTCTGAATTATTAGATGGTAAACGTATTACGAATGCTCAAATGATGGATAAGTTAAATTGTCCTCATGCCGCATCAGTAATGGGTCATCTACGAAATGCATGTCATTGGGGTGTTCTAATCCGAGATCGTACTAAATCAACGTATTCAGGATTGGGTGAATTAACCCATGAAAAAGAGTATTGGCTTGATGGTAAAGATATTGTGGATTTAAAAGCTAGCGATCCTCGGGTTGAAAAGTTTTTAAAAGCTAACCGTAAGTCATAAATAAAACCTAGCTTTGAAAGAAAGGTGTTCTTCGGGATGCCTTTTTTATTACAGTAGTATTAGATAAAATGAACATTATGAGAAATTTATATGAAAAAGAAAGACAATCAAGATGATTCAGCCATCGCTCAATCAGGATGGGAAATGTTAGATAATTATGGAGACAAAATTATCGAAGCAACTGTAGAAGGAGTAGCTTCTGATTTACTGTCATCAATTCCATTGGCAACAATAGCAATGGGGGTTTTTAAAGGATATAAGAAGTATAAAGAGAAGCAGAATTTTATAAAATTTGTATCATTTATCAGAAGTTATAGAACAAATACGGATGAAGAAATAAAAGACTATCTAAAAGAAAACCCTACATCTGAAGTTGGTGAATATACTCTAAGTCTTTTAGAAGAGCTAACGAGTCCACGTCAAACAGAAATGTTAGGGCGGGCTACTGCATTACTACTTAATAAAGTTATAAATGAAGCTACGTTTTATGAATATAGTTATATTATTTCGAAACTAAATCCTCATTTATTTACCTTATTAGAAGGATTAAAAAGTAAATATTTTAAAGATGAAAATGGTAGGGATGACCTTCGAAAAAAGCTGGAATTAAGTAACAGTAGAAGCGGACTTTATATTAGAAATCCTAATCAAGATTTATTAAGTTTCAGTTTTTTAGATGCAAAAGAAATAGAAATTACGACAGATATGACTTCGCTACCTGAGCAATGCTATGAAGTTAATACACATTTTAATAAGTTTTATACAAAAGTAGTTTTAGGAGAACAATGTACACCACCACAAAGGCGAGAATAATAGATATTCCCGAACTGTTAGAAATAGCAGTTCAATTTTGGAATGAATCTCCAACATACTCACAGCGTCCAATGGACATAAAAAAAGTCGAACTTCACCTTAAAAGCCTTGTGTGTTTTCCCTCTACAGGATGCCTATTGGTTTGCAAAGATGAATCAGGAAAAATACTTGGTGGCTTTGCAGGAGGCATACACGTTGAATGGTTCGGACATTCTATTCAGACATTTGATTATTGTATTTTTGTCAGACCTGAAAATAGAGGAAGCCGTACCGCCTACCTACTTATTAAAGCATTTATAGCGTGGTCAAAGGAACAAGGTGCGAACCATATACAGTGTGGAACTGCAACTAAGATAGATACTGAAAAGACAATAAACTTCTATAAAAAGATGGGCTTCGAGCATACAGGTTCTTTTTTAGAAATGAAATTATAACACTAAAAATACAACTATTATTATAACTATAAATAAAAGGATAAGAATATGGCAGCAGCAGGTGCGGCAGCGGTCGCTTATTGGGCAACAACAGCTTTAGCTGTAGCAGGCACAGCTTATGGTGTATATACAGCGCAACAATCATCTAAAGCACAATCTAAACAGTCAGAAATTAATGCTCAAAGTGCTGAAAGTGCAGGACGTGTAGAAGCAAATCGTGTCAGAGAATTACGGACGTAAACAAGCGAGTTCAGCTAGAACACAGGCAGCAGCAAATGGATTAGATCTAAGTGCAGACAATACCGTAGTCGATGTGATTGATAACGATATTAATAGCAATGCATATAAGGACGCATGGACAAGTTTCTTCAATGCTAAGAATCAATCTACACAATATAAGAACGATGCATCTAACTTCAATTCTCAAGCTCATAACGCAACTGTAAGCGGTGTTTTAAATACAACATCAACAGCTTTAAATGCGTATGGTAATACTCCATCAAATGCATTCAGTAATAAGACTTCAACGCAATCAGTGAACAGTATTCAATCCAATGCTTTAACGATGGACACAAGCAGATTAAAACAAAATTCTTCAGGATGGGCTTAATCGATGGCACAAATCCCATTAGGCAACTTTGGTAGCGTTATGCCACAAGCAGGACAGGGTAGAGTTATTGATACAGGTGCAGGGCAAGTCGCTCAAGCTGTAGATACACTAACTCAAGTTGGACAACACGTTTCAGCTAAACAATTACATGAGCAACAGAAGATACAGGATGAAAAAGACGAATATACATTCAATGTCGAAGCTTCTAAATATAGCGCACAGTACTACGACACTTTAACTGAAACTAAGCAAAAGTTAGTTACTGGCGAATTGAATGAACAATCTGCTAAAGACTATCTACAACTTAAAAATGATGAATTAAAAGCTAACTTTGAAGGCTCAATACCTGAAAAGCAAAAAAATAAATTTAACTACTATACTGAAAAGACATTATTCGATTCATACCAAACAATTAAACCATTGGCTTATGAAGTTGAACGCAACAAGATCAATGCAGATTTTCAGCAAGTATCAGAAGCAACTTTAAAAATAGAAAACCGTGAACAAGCTGAAGCTTTATTCAAAGCAACACTTGAACGTAATCCAGTCTTAACGCCTGAACAAAGAGTTGAGCAATTAGATCATTGGAAACAACGCAGAGATTTGTCAGATGGTAAAGGTGTACTTACTCACCTAGAAACAGATAAAGACGTTGAAGGCTTAAAGAAGGTCTATGATGACGTAGACAGTATTTTTCCTAATATGAAAGTTGAAACTAGGGATGCTTATAAAAATCAGATCCAAGATACAATTGACCGTATCAACAAAGAACAAGCTGTAGCTCAACAAAAAGTATTGAATGAAGCCAAACAACTCGCCAATGATTTTAGAACTGATGCTCTTACAGGTTTTCCAATTTCAGCAGAACGTACACAAGCTGTATTAGCTAAAGTTGCAGGAACGGAATATGAAGCACAAGTCCGTGAAGATTTAGCAATGAATAAAGAAGCTCAAGCGTTTAGAAAACTATCACCGCTTGAACAAGAAAGACGTATATCTTCAATTACTACATCATTAGAAGGTACACCACAATCAGATGGTTCATTGCTTCAAAGACAATTGAACCGTACCGGGTTTGTCGGAGACTTTTTTATTTAAGTTAGGCCACCTGACCTAACGGGTTAATCTTATCATAGTACATTGCTTCAAACTCAAAAGGTGATACATAACCCAGTGCACTGTGTACACGCTCTTTATTGAACCAATCTACCCAGTTTAGTGTCGCAAGTTGTACATCCGCTAAACCTTGCCAATCCGCTTTTAAATATTCAATCACCTCTGTTTTGTATAAGCCATTCACCGTTTCAGCCAAAGCATTATCGTATGAATCACCGGTCGTACCGACTGATGCTCGTAAATTTGCTGCTTCTAAACGATTGGTATAACGAATGGAAAGATATTGCACGCCTCTGTCACTATGATGAATCACGTTCTTTGGCATGCCTCGATCATGCAATGCTTGCTCCAGTGCATCGAGCACCATATCTGTATTCATACGTGTTGATACTTTCCATCCAACAATTGCTCGCGAGAACACATCAATAATAAAGGCGGTATAGACCCAGCCTGAATGAGTTTGAATATACGTGAAGTCAGCGACCCACAGCTGGTCAGGATGATCTGCATTAAAATTGCGTTTTACTAAGTCATCTGCTCGTTTTTGATCATCTCGGCTACGGGTGGTTTGTTTATTCTTACCACGCCAAACACCTTGTATACCTAGCTTCTGCATCAATCGAGCAACTGTACAACGTGCGATAACATAACCTTCACGTTTCAATTGTTGCCAGACCTTACGCACACCATATCGACCTAAACTTTCTTTCCAAATACGTTTGATTTGCTCTGCATGATGTAAATCATGCAGAGCACGTTTCGCTCGATGTTCTGGGTTATCAACGAGATCTAAAGCCCGATAATAGGTCGAAGCTGCAATCGGTAAAATTCTACAAATCGCCTCAACACCATATAACGCCTTATTGTTATGGATAAAATCCACCATTATTTGTGTGGGCGGTCGAGCTCCGCCTGGGCGAAAAAAGCGGCTGCTTTACGTAGAATTTCGTTAGCACGTTGCAGTTCTTTATTTTCACGTTCGAGTTGTTTAATACGTTCTTGATCTGAAAGTTGCTGTACTTTAATTGGGTTTTGTTTATCTAAATATTTTTGATACCAAACACGTAGAGTTTCAGGAGTACAACCTATCTTGGGAGCAATAGCGGTGATTGCAGCCCAAGTAGAAGGATAATCTTTTTCAGATTCAATCAATAATTGAACCGCTCTATCTCTGATTTCAGGGGTGTATTTTACTTTTTTCATCGGGACATTCTCTCAAGAAAAGTGGTCTCCGACAAACCCGGTACGGTTCA